CGCAGCCGTCACACGCATCGCTTGACGCATCGTCAGACCCGTTTCAACACCGTTAGCCGTATCCATGACTGCTGTCTCTACTTGAGCAGATGTCAAAGTGGATGCACCGTATGCGCTCAATGCAGATGCAGTCGCAGATTGAGCCTGCGCTTGAGTCAATGTAGATGCACTGTAAGCCGTCAACGCATTAGCAGAAGCAGTCTGAGCCTGTGCTTGCGTCAGCGTAGAAGTGTTATATGCAGTCAAACTTGTAGTAACCGAGGACTGAACCTGGGCGCTTGTAAGCCCGTAGATGCCCTGCGGATAGATTGCAAACACAGAATCCGTAGACGGGTTAGTCGCCCAGTTCGTGTCTACAGTAGCAACCTTAGTTGACCCAACATAAGCAGTAATCACTCGGGCCTGCGCGTTACCAGTACCCGCAATGATAGCCACTATAGATCCGTTGTAGTAGTCGTTAGTAGCAACTGCACTAGAGTCCAACGTAATCGTGGTTGCGTTACCCGCTTGGGCAAGCCTGCTTCTCAGAGCACCGTCAGGCAGCGTGATGATCCTAAACGCCTGATCCGTCACGTTCGTCCTGTCCACAACCTGAACGATCACTTCATCCGCAGTCATCTCAGACCCGGACAAAGGCCAGGAATAGGTGTACTGACCAGACACAACCGTAGGCAGCGTAGTAACGTTACCAAGCGTTGTGCCGTCACGGATGATTTTTATCGTGCCATTCGAAGCTGTCCATGCGTTAGCAAAGTTTGTGCTGTTTGCCGTAACCATAGGCGCTCTGAACGTGAATGCCGTTCCGTAAGGTGCCCAAATGGGTGTCATGCGATTCCCCTAGCTATTCCACGGCCAATGCCGCGATTAAATGAATTAAATTCGTAAATTGAAGTGGAGGCAGTAGCAAGTATTTGCTGCGGGTTGTCAGCCATTGACTGCGCTTCTGCATTAGATAGAGCGCGTGACCAGCGTCCATAGGCTCTGAAACGACCTAAGTAACTAAGTGAACCAAAAGCCCCCCACCCACAAATTTGAATGTTTGTGAGCGTCCTGGAACCAGAGAAAGTTCCAGATGTATAGCTTATTGGCGAAGACCCGCCTTTGTAAAAATATTTGCCGGTAGTGCCAGTTTTTGTAACAACAACAGTAAATTCTGTGTTTGCTGTTATAGACGACAAATTATTTGAAATCGAAACATATGCGCCGTCTAAATAATTTCTTACCGTACTAGGCGGCGAATCACATTGCATTCCATAAAAAATCCCGCCCCCAGAATCAGCTTGCAAAAACAAAGGCGAAAAATTACCAATTGTGCCGCTTCTAGAAAACGTCAAAAACAATGAATAATCTGTATCAGTAACTGATTGCCCAAGCGAGCCAGTTTGCAAGTAATCGCCGTTAGCAAATGCCTCAACATAAGTGCCTATTGCATCAGACCCAAACGCAGCACCTCCAGCCAAAGAGCCCGTATATGTTGTGCCGCTTACCAGATCCTTATAGGCGTCCGTCGCCCCAAACACAAACAAGCGGTTAATGTTTGTAGCTATTGAACCGCCTGTAACCGATTGCCCCGGGCCCCATGCCATTACTTATGCTCCTTAAACGTACTTATTGCAACTATACACATGGACTAGTGTAAAACCGCCATTTAAACTATTTAAATAATTATAAATGTACAAACGGTTGTTAACATTATCAAAGGTTGCCGATTGCGTCCCGGATCCAGAATACGGAAGGGCAGCGGGGAAAACAGCAGATGGATTTATCTGATCGTAAGTTTTTGAGCCAGAAACAACTTGTGCCAAATCAGCCGTATCGTAAACCCAAAATAAACAAAAATTATTTAAAGAATCTACCCATACAGAAGCAATTCTTGGGCCGGGCGAAGTATCGCTAGCTATAGGATCTAAAAATAATCTTTTTGTTGCGCTAGCTGAAATTCCACCCCAAGTATTGCCATAAGCATCTGGGTAAGTAGCCCATAGTCCGTAATCAGCAAGCCCAAGCTGCGAAGTGGTAATGTTTACAACAGATGTAGTTCCCCTGGGAATAAAAGCCGCTAAATTAAATGACCCGGCTGTAGTATTCCAAACTGCTGGAAACTGTTTTGAATCGGGTTCATAAGGACTTGTCTTTCCATAAAGTTGTTTTGAATAAACAGGCGCTATAAGTGAATATGTAGATGTTGATGTTACAGATGTAGATATAGTGTCAAATGTAATTTGTTTTGTAGTGCTATTGTACGCTGTCACATAAGCGGTATTGTTTGTTGCCGACCCGCCAATTGTAAATACAACCTGCCAATTAACATAGTAATTTGGGGTTGAACTAGCTGTTGCAGCAAGTATGGCAGTAGTTGTTGTTCCAGATTGCGCGGTGCCCGTTTCATACTTTGCAACAGCGGCATCTATATTTGACGAGCTATACACCATTCCAGCAGGGGCTTGTGAATTTTGACCGGCATTTGCCAATATCCCGCTACAAGACATTAAATCACCGCCAAGCGTACTTTGCAAAGCAGCGGGCACTTCGAAAATTGTGCCTCCTACCCAACGTCCATATCCTAATGTTTGATTTGTTGGATAAACGCAAAAAGGGTTCGCGGTTGTGGCTGTGGTTATATTTGCTGGTCTTTTTATAAAATAATTTTGTTTTAAATACCCGTAATATTGTACAGACCCGGCTATTATGTTTGATGTGCCGGTAGGAACGGCCGCCCCAGCCCCTCTGCTACCGTCAAGACCATTAATTGGGCCATTCCATCCATTATAAATATCAGACGAAGTTCTATTGACAGTTGCCGAATTTAACAAAGATGGATTTGAATTTGTTGATAAAGTCGGAATTGATATTTCGTAAGTTGTTCCGTCTAGAATTAATAGAGATACATTTCCGTTTTGGCTTTGGGACGCCGGCATTAAACCAATTCTTGTGTCGTTTGATCCCACTGGGCTTTTAAACGAACCTATATACGTAAAGTCATCAAATCCAGTTATTTTTGTTGTAGACGTTACAGACGAACTTGGTGTATAAGCGGATGATGCAGCCGTTGTTGATGTAGTTGGCAAAGGAATACTTGCAGATGGTGTTTGCGCCGCTGCATTTTGTTTAAACGTCCAATCAGTAAAACCAACAGTTTCTTCAACCGTAATTGATTGACCAACATCTGCTGAAGTTATAGAATAAACCCGTGATTTTTGTCCATCAATATTTATTCCATTGCGTTTCCATTGGTATTTTCTTACTACTGGATAATCTTTTACAAGCCTCCAAGTTCCGCCTACTGTTGGAGTTTGCGATGCTGTCCAGTTTACCGTTACCCGTTTTGTTGCGCCATCATAAGAATATATGCCGTTATATCCCGGAGGGCTTCCTGTATCGTATCCAGGAATTCCGGTAGCAAACAAATACCAATTTTGATATTCGTTGTTTACCGAGCTAACGGAGGCATTAGACCCGATATAAAAAACAACCTTGTCGGAAGTTGGCCGAGAAATTAAATCTCCGACTCCAACAGTTCCGGTAAATCTTGTTCCGTCTTCATACTGATAAGTACCAACATTTGCCGCCAGCACCTCATTAGACGTTGCAGTTGCCGCAAAAAACGTACTAATTGTCGGAGCCGCCAGCAAAACAGGCCCAGCGCCAGCAGCATTCACCGTCAGCGTCAACACACTATTGTTAGACCCGTAAGCGTTTGTCGCCGTGAACGTAATCGATGAGTTTGCTGTAACTGTAGGCGTACCAGACAATAGCCCGCTTGAGCTAAACGTCATGCCCGTGGGCAACGTGCCTGTATTGCTCCAGGTAATCGGATTAGTTCCAGAAGCAACAAATTGCGTATCTGTATAAGCTGTGTTTGCCGTACCAGTAGGCAAAGAAGTTGGGAATGTAATAACTGGGGCTGTGCCACCAGCAGCAGCAAACCAAGTACCGTTACCTATAAGCACGTTGAGTGTCATCCACTTATCCAGTTGATACTATTTTGCAGAACGTATGCCGGACTGGATGCTCTTTCGCTATCAACAGTCACGTTCATCGTTGCTGCCCCCGACAACGTAGCCTCTATCCCAAACTTCAGTGCTTGCTTCGTTCTGATCGCATCACCAAGCGGCATCAGAGCGGTCTGGATCTTCACCGCAACGTTTGATGTCGATGACGCATACAACTTGTACAGAGTATCGCTAATCGTTCCGTACAAGCTAATAGCACCGTTTACAGGAACAGATGTTACATACGATAGACTGCCCTGAGAAGACAGGAACCATTTCTTCTCAAAAAACACTGCCTGAATCTGCCTGAATCCAAGTGTCGCATCTGCATACGTAAACGAAAATGCAGCGCACAGGATGTTGTTAAGCAAAACTTGGCCTGCACTGACAGGCTGCGTAAAGTCTATAAGCGGGAAGATCCCGTCAAGCGTATCTGACAGTTTGCTGGTCGTGCTACCCACAAGGGCGTACACACCGTAGTCGTTCATGAACAAGACTGAACGGAAGTACGGGAAGATTGTATTGCCTCGCTTTGTCCCGACGCTGGCGCTGATGTTTGTATTCGTAAACAGCGTGGCTCCACTGCCAGAAACGCGAACGTCTGAGAAGACGTTGATCGAGTCTTCACCAAACACGTACAGGAAATTGTTGGCAGACAGCAGGGCCTGGATGTTCCCGTGCAGTGTCTCGTCTGTCAGGCTCACACTACCCGCTGAAACCGACGTAAAGTCGCTGTAGGAGCCTGCTGCACTGTAGAACACATTCCTACCGCTTGCGACCCAGACGCGGCCTGAGAACGTCGCTACGTCAGTGATATTGTCGGTTGTGGCAAAGGCTGTGGCGGTTGCATTGGTACTAGCGCCACCGCCTGAAATCGTGACTGTCGGGGCGCTGGTATAGCCTGTCCCTGCATTAGTCATGACGACCGCACTGACCTGACCACCGTCGATGATGGCAGTTGCAGCAGCATTAGATCCCCCGCCTCCGGTAAACGTCACAACCGTGTTTGCAGCGTTGGTGTACCCAAATCCACCTGTGTTGACGATAACGCTGATGGTTCCAGTCTTGAAGGTGGTCAGTTGAGTGATGGCAGTGGCATTAGATCCGTATCCACCTTGAAAGCTGATCGTAGGAGGGGATGTGTATCCGCTTCCTGCATTGGTCAGGGATATTGAGGTCAGGCGACCAGAGATTAGCAATGCAGTTGCGGCAGCAGCCCCAGAGCTAAACGTGATGGTCGGAGCCGTCAAATAGCCTCTTCCTGCGCTTAAAATTGTGATGGAGTCTACTTTGTTACCAGAAAGGACAGCAGTAGCGACTGGCTTGACGCCTTCAGCAAGATCAGGGTTAGAAAAGATCACTTCTGGTGCGAATGAGTATCCAGATCCATTGTTTGTGACTTGACAGGCATAAACCCCGCCTGCACCGTCAGTAATCGTTGCTACTGCAGTCGCCTGTACGCCGTTTGCGTCATTTGGAGCAGAAATCGTTACGTTTGGTGCTTCTGTGTACCCTGTTCCATGATTTTGGATGTAAACAGCACCCACAGAACCTATAGCTACAACGTGTGTGCCATCCCAAGAGAACAAACCCTTAGAAGGGTCTGCAATGATGACCCGTTCGTTCTTGTACTGAGCGGTTTTGACGCCTGATGCTGAAAATGTGCTTGCTGCAGCAACGTTACCCTTCGTGCTGGACGTAACGTTGAAGTATTCCATCCTACCGTTTGATTCTGCGGCCAGGATGTAGTCACTTAGACCAATATTGACGGACTTCAGAGCAACAACATTGTTTGCAAACGTTACTGCTGCGTTGCCGCTGGTTAACACCTGAGACTGTTTGAGCAGCGTCTTGATGTTGCCAGACCCGATAGGCATGGCATTCTCAATCCACGAGAACTCTGAGTCATCAATGGCCGTGCGGTTGGCCTTGGTGTTGATACCCTTAAAGTTCTTGATGACCGCGTAGGACTTCTTTTGCTCTTGCGCGGCCATGTCAGTACGGAGTCGAGTACGGGTTTGGGATCCTGCGTGTGTACACGCTGTTCAGCACCGCGCTAACGGCTTTGATGTACTCCTGCTTGAAGATCTCAGCCTCTCCGTAGCTCTGTTCCTGATACTTGGCCTTGTAGGCTGCGTAGAACTGAACAGGCTGCGTGTACGGGGCTAGGATCGTGTCTACGTCAGATGCAAGCGCCAGTTCAACAGGCATGATGACGGTATCAACTTCAACGTTGTACGTCTGGTCTGGAACCGGAGACAAATAAATCTGCTGCTGGCCGTAGATGCTAAACGCTACAGGCCTGCCTACGTTGTTCTGCCAGTAACGCATCTCTGCGTTGAACTGTGTCCACGGCAGGTACCGCAGAGGAATACGGCTGTTACCCCACAGAAGCGTGACGTTCAGAATATCCAGGGTATACGCCGCATTCGGCAATGATGAGAACGGCATAATCTCAACATTCTGGACATAAAGAAGCGTTGCTGTTCCATTCGTAAAGTTTGTAGACGGTGGGATAGGCGAACTCGAAGACGGGTACGCAGGAGCAGTCGATCCCAGAACACCACCAGTCACTACTTGGTAAATGAAAATGTTGCTGTAGACGTACTGTCCAGTTGTGACAGTAGCTCCTGCAGACCACAGCGTTGCCGCAATGCCGTTAGGCGCTAGAGGAGTGAAGGTGGACTGCAGGGTACGCAGGCACCCCGTATCGCGGACAACCCGTGATCGGGCTTCGTTGATGTAGTTGGTTAGATCTGCGTCAGTCCAGAAGTTGCTGTTTGCATCATGTAGCAACCTGCGAACTTCAGCAATGTAGGTTGAAAGAGTAGCCATTTATTGCCCATTTCAGACACGCCTGCGTCGCTGTATAGGCAACGCAACTACTCCATTATCTTCTACTTCCTGAGGCTTGGCTTCTGTGATGATGAACTTACGCAGA